GGGCATTATCATTCGATAAAAATGACCATCAAAAATGGGTAAAACAAAATATGAAACCATTTGAAGTGTTATTTTTCGATGTTGGAGCTCAGATATTACAAAATATAGGAGGTTACTTAGCGGCATCACCAGATAAAGCTGTAATGAAGATTAGAAAAGATGTTATTGCCGCTGTAAAACAAGTAAAACAAAGTAAAGATGTCAAAAAGATAGAAACATTAAAGTTACAATTAGATAAATTAGAAAAAATTGGTGGTTTATCATCAATCGTACCTTCAGAAGGTATAGTTTTCAAGTATAAAGGTAAAACCTATAAATTTACTGGTGCTTTTGCTCCTGTAAATCAAATTTTAGGTCTATTAAACTTTTAAGGAATTGATATATGCCAACTATGGAAGAAATAAAAACAGCGTTAGGAAAAATGGGTAAATCACCTGAGAAACCTTTGATAGAAACATCAAATATTCTCAATGAAAATACAAATCCAATACCATTTTCTGAAAAACTATTCGCTCCCGTTGAAAAATTAGAAAATAAAATACAAAGTAAAGATAAAATTATTGAAGATTTAAAAAACGAAACACTAAAATTAAAAAACAAAGTTTCTCAAGTTGAAGAAGAGAAATCTACTATTTTAGAAGAGTTAAATAAAGCAAGATGGTTAGAAAATAAAGTTACCTTAGCAACAAAAAAAGTATATGAAGATAAAGTTAAATCAGTTATTGATGAGAATGTAGATTCGAAGATAATCCCTATATTAACAGCTGTTGCAAGAAGAAAACAAGGTAATCAACAATTAAATTGGGGTAATTGGTTAAATATAACTGAGAATAGATATTTGTATGAACTAAATGGAGATATAGCCAAAAAAATATTTGAAGAGACTAACGCTTTAATATCTAAGAAGAGAACACGAGGTAGTAAAGTAGTTGAATCAGTAGAAAATTATGCACTATCATTTTCAGGTGACAGAAGTGGAGCTACAGAGACATTTGTATCAACTAATTTTAACCCTGATACTTATTCACTTTGGAACGGATTTACTATTTCATTTTGGGTAAGACCAGATGAAGCAATGAATCAAAAATCAGTTATATTAGGTACTAGAGCTAGTAGTCCTGTAGCAAGATTTCATTTTGGATTATCAGGTGTAGGTACTAATATTGGAGTAGGAGTTGGTGGTAATGATGTTACGGGAATTAACAATCCAATGGAAATAGGTAAATGGTATAATTGGGTAATATCGTATACAGGTACTCAATTTGATGCAGGAGAAAGAAAACTCAGAATGTGGATAAATACAGATGCAAGAATGACTAATAACAACAGCACTTCTTGGGGAAATCAAGATGAAGCTACTGATAGTTATACTCATGGAATATATTTTGGAGGACGTAACACCGAGGGTTCAGGATATACTAACGGATTCGCTTGTGCACTTGATGAGGTGGCTATTTACAATGAATGTAAGGATTCGGTTGGTACTTTTGCTAGTGAAGTATATAACGGTGGAACTAAATACGACCATACCAAAAATAGTAACCTTGTAGGATATTGGAAATTCAATGAGGGTGGTGGAACTACTGTTATCGACCATTCGACTAATAGTAACAATGGTACATTAACTACAAATGATACAGGTTTACCAACCTATGAAGAAATAAAAACCTATAAATAGAGAAAAATAAATTACATTTTGGGGAATATATATCATACTTATATATGTATGAAAACAGTTACAAATAATTTAGTGACAATTAAACAATTAACAAATAACAAATAGGAGATATCGAATGGATATTAACGCACTGAAGAAGCGTCTCGGACAACTTCAAATCACAAACAATCGCACATCAAATCTTTGGAAACCTCAACCAGGTAAAACTCAAATAAGAATAGTACCTTACAAATTCAATAAGGATAATCCTTTCATTGAGTTGTTTTTCCATTATGATTTGGGTAGAAAATCATATCTTTCACCAATGTCGTTCGGTCGTCCAGACCCAATCGAAGAGTTTTCTCAAAAGCTCAAGTCGTCTGGTAACAAGGAAGACTATCAATTGGCTCGTAAAATTGAGTCTAAGATGAGAACTTTTGCTCCAGTAATCATCCGTGGTGAAGAAAATCAAGGTATGAAGTTTTGGGGTTTTGGTAAAACAGTTTATCAAGAACTGCTTTCCATCATCGCTGATCCTGATTATGGTGATATTACCGACTCAATGAATGGTCGTGATATTACTGTAGAGTTCAAGACAGCCGAAGAAGTTGGCGCTTCGTTTCCTAAAACAACAATCAGGGTTAAACCAAATCAAACCCCGATTACGGAGGATGCAACTCTTCTTGAAACAATCATGGATAACCAAAAGGATATTACTGAAATCTATCAGGAACAAACCTATGAAGAACTTACAGAAGTTCTTAATACTTGGTTGAATCCAGAGAACGAAGAGAATCAAGAAGAATCTGTAACACAATCTGAAGTTAAAGAGGATGTTAAATCTACTAAAGATGTATCAGAAGCATTCGACGATCTGTTTAATAGCTAATAGTAAAATCGATCACAAGTTGGGGGGTTCCAACGTGAGCCCCCCTAAGTTATCTAAATTAGGAGATGTTTATGTCAACAAGAGATGAATTGGCAGGGACACTCGCTGCCAGTTTAAACAAACAATTCAAGGATACTAAAGTTGCTTACTTCCTTGATGGTAGTGATACTACACCCACCGATATCAAAGAGTTTATTTCTACAGGTTCAACACTATTAGATTTAGCAATATCTAATAGACCACATGGTGGTATAGCAGTCGGTAGAATTACTGAGTTAAATGGTTTAGAATCAAGTGGTAAATCCTTAGTAGGTGCACACCTTTTAGCTGAGACTCAAAAAAAGGGTGGAGTAGCAGTCTATATCGATACTGAAACTGCAGTAAGTCAAGACTTTCTAAAAGTTATAGGAGTAGATATAAATAATATGTTGTATCTACACTTAGAAACTGTAGAAGATATTTTTGCAGCAGTAGAAGAAATCGTAGCCAAAGTACGTGAGAGTTCAAAGGATAGGTTAGTAACTATTCTTGTCGACTCACTCGCAGCAGCTTCAACAAATGTTGAAATGGAAGCCGACTTTGATAAAGATGGTTGGGCTACTTCCAAAGCAATTATCATATCGAAAGCTATGAGAAAAATTACTCAAATGATTGGTAGACAGAGAGTCGCTCTTGTATTTACTAATCAGTTGAGACAAAAGTTAGGTGTCATGTTTGGTGACCCGTGGACTACAAGTGGTGGAAAAGCTCTACCATTCCATGCGTCAACACGTGTAAGATTAAAGAACAAAGGGCAAATAAAAGATAATAAAAACAATGTGATTGGTATGACTATACTTGCACAAGTTGTTAAGAATCGATTAGGTCCACCTCTAAGAAGTTGTGAGTTTCCTTTGTACTTTGAAAGTGGTATTGATGACGTTGGTAGTTGGTTAAAGGTAATGAAAGACCACAAGATTGTAAAACAAGGTGGTGCATGGTACACACTTACAGACCATTTAGGACAAGAACATAAGTTTCAATCAAAAGAATTTTCTGATAAATTATCCGATCCAGATTTTAAGACATTCGTATACGAACAAATATGTGAAAAAGTTATATTAAAATATGACATGAAAGATTTGGGAATAGACGACGTGGTTGAGACAGAAGAGGTAATTGGTGACTAATGGTAGATACCTTTCAATCCTGAATGAGATAAAGAAAAAAGGTGGTTCTGTTAACTTTCAGAACACAAACAAAAAAGTACTAATAGTCGACGGCTTAAATACTTTTATCAGAGTGTTTAGTGTAATGCCGACTTTAAACGAAAACGGCGTTCATGTTGGTGGCATTGTTGGTTTCCTTAAAAGCATAGGATTTGCAATCAATATGTTTAATCCCACCCGTACTATTATCGTGTTTGATGGTAAGGGTGGGAGCAATCGCCGACGTAAGATGTATTCAGATTACAAAAATAAAAGAAGAACATCTTACAGAGTTAACAGAGTTCAAGGATTAGAAAGCGCAGATGATGAGAAACGTAATATGTATTTACAGTTACGTAGACTTGCTGACTATCTTGAGTTGTTACCAATGACTACAATCTCAGTTGATGGTATAGAAGCTGATGATGCTATAGCTTACATAGCAAAGAGTGCAATACCAGATGGTGAAAAGGTTATCATGTCAACCGACAAGGATTTCCTACAATTAGTATCAGACGATATCAAAGTTTGGTCTCCTACCAAGAAAAAACTATATGACAAAGATGCAGTCTTAGAAGAGTATTGTGTTACTGCTGAAAACTTTATCATGGCAAAAATATTTGAGGGTGATAAATCAGATAACATAGATGGTGTAAAGGGGATAGCGACTAAAACATTAGTAAAAAATATACCATCTTTGGGTGATTCAGATACTAATTATAGTTTACAAGAGGTATACAAATACGCTCACAAACACAAAGATGACGAGGGAAAATTCTTTGTCAAGATATTACAGAACAAAGAAATACTTGAAAGAAATTACAAGTTGATGCAGTTAGAGGATGTCAATATAAGTGCTTCAACAAAAACAAAGTTACTTGATACAATCAGAGGTCCTATCAGACGTTTAGTAAAATTTAAATTTGAATCCATGTTCATGGAAGATAGATTATTTCAGAACCTACCAAATATAAGTAGTTGGTTATCACAAACATTTACAACTATGGATAAGTACGCAGAGCAAACTGATGGGTAGGAAGAAAAAA